GTTAAGGAGGAGCGCACAATATAGTGGCGCACTAAACAATATAGTGGCGCACAATTTATCGGCATATACTATATTAGATCATCATGAAAACGCGTAGACGTGCTTTGCCGAGACGAAAAACGACGCGTAGGATAAAGCGTACGTCGCATTACAAGCGTACGTCGCAGATAAAACATAAGTCGCATGACACGCGTAAGCGGCAGAGGGTTAGAACTTATTTAAAAAAAAAAATACTATTCGGTGGGTTTGATAATAATTCTGTTAGGGCAAATATTATTAAAAATTCATATGAAGTATTGAATCAAGATGAAACAAGTCAAAAACTTATTCCTCCATGGAAACATTGGGCAAACTTACTACGCGGTATATATAATAAATTAAGCAAATCCGTTAAAAATGAAAATAATCAAGCTTTGCTTGATTTGAAACATGAACTACTCTCTATTTTAAACAATAATTTAATAAATGATGTAATTGCTGTAACAACAAAAAAAGAAATACAAGGTTTACCATATTTACAATATTTTGCCTTTTGCTTAAGCTGCGTATTTGCAAAATTACAAGAAATAGACACACCCAGAAATAGAGGGTTCAATAATTTGAATAATTTGCAAATTTATGATTTTATTAAAAATTTACAAGAGAAAGACATTTGTGTGTTTTTTGATTTGGCACTAAACGGAATTGACGGAAATGTTGCAGTCTACAGTTTACAAAATGATGACTTACAAAAATTTGATGATTTTTATATTTTTTTTATTAATGAACCAACATATATTCAAGGAACATTTATTCAACAATATTTTACTTGGGCAAATGATAATCAGAAAAAGATAATTGCAAATTTTATTTCATCAAATATTTTTTTGAAAGAAAAGATTGAAAATAAAACACAGCAAAATGTTTACAATATTTTAGTAGAAAATAATGTTTCAAACATTAGAAATGTTTTTGGTGAAGAATTTTTAGAAAACGCATTGAAACCTTTTTTATCGCTAACAAGCTGGATTAATAAAGTGCAAGAGGCACTACAAAATGCTTCGGAAGATGCAGGCGAAAATACAATTACACTTGAAAATTTACAAATTTTGTGGAATGAATCTATTGCCGATGATGATCTTGCTCTTTGAAGGATTACTTCACCACCCGTTCAATATTATCTCGACACATGATATACACACAAACCATGACGTCTGTCTACGATTACAACTTTTACAAAACCACGCGGATCGGCGAAGATTCAACCGATTTAAGCCAAAAGACTTTACAAAATTCCCAATTTGCGTCGTACATGTTGGACAACTTTCGGCCGGCGTGTCCCATGTCTAGCGCGATCGATTTCGCCACCAGTCAATTAAATGTGAATTTCACTGGCAGTCACCAAGTCGGTCCCGGCGGCTGCAACATCGACGCCAGCAGCAAACTGGCCTTGAGCGAAATGTCCAAGGGCAAGTGTCGCATAAGTTTACTGCAGCGCCCCTTTCTCACCGTGCCGTATTTAGGGCGCGGCAAGTGCGACGCCGTGTTGGAATCCCAAATGCAACAGGGTGATTTGGCGAATAACCGCAAGAGCATTAACCCGAGCAGTGAAGTGAATTACGCGCCCTACGCCAACACGCCCATGTTGCCCTCTTTGCAAGCGACCATCTCCAATCCGGCGAATTTGATTGAGAACGTGGCGGCCGATGGCTGGATCCGCGGCGGCTTATCGTCACGCGAACTCAACAAGGACAAGGCGTACAGTGAGACCAAGAAAGGCAAAGCGTCCTTTTAAGCGAAGCGAAGCGATGCAACTTTGTAAGCGACGCAACTTTGTAAGCGATGCAACTTTGTAAGCGACGCAACTTTGTAAGCAACGCAACTTTGTAAGCAACGCAACTTTGTAAGCCAAAGAGTTAAGGAAAACGACTTAAAGAAAGGCCAGTGCTTACAAAGAAAAGCCGTCGTAGACACCAAGAAAAAACTTGACTAGTTTATGACCCTTTTAGGCGCGTGTATACAATTAGGCAAAATTTATGCCGGTTGGATTGTGTTGCATTACGTGGCGACACACATTTATGTGCACGCGTGTGTGCCGGCAACCTTTTACGGGTTTGCCCTGTCGCCTTTTTTAGCTACCGCGCCGCATTGTCAAGCTTTGCGGTGGGTTATCTATGAAGGCGGCAACAATTTGAACATGATCTGGCTCACGTTGTCAGGGGGTATCTTAAACTGGTTTGTGTTTAAACACAAAGAGCCGCAGTCTTGGCCTAAGCCTGGGCCTAAGACTGGGCCTGTGCCTAAGACTTGGCAAAAGACTTGGCCTAAGACCGGGCTTTGGCAAACACATGCCAAAATTCTATGATAAAATATTTTTATAAAATACGGAACAACACATAATTTAAAATAAAAATAAATACCAACTACTTTACTGTATTTGGTATTTATTCATGTATCAAACTGACTTTATTTGCACCTATAAAGGAATAAAATTGCAGGACGAGCCAAGCGAAGCAGAGCAAGAGCAAGAGCCAGAGCCATGCGACGAGCCAGAGCCCGATATGCAAGAATGGTTGTATCGCATTCAACTTTTACAAGCCTTTGATCTGACTGAATGGAATGACGACGCAATCAATGACACGATCATGACCGTGTTTAAACAAGTGTACCTCATTCCGGAATTTGTCTTACTTTTAGAAAAAGCGCGTCGAACGCCGGCAATCAAAGCCTTGCTCGATATCCTGTGTCCCGAACACGACCAACAAGAGGCGGATCTTACCAAGACTATGGTACTTTTTAACCAAAGCCAGGGCCAGGCGCAGGCACAAGGCTTGCAAAATTTATATCATTTGACTGTTTTTAAACTATTGTTCAAATATGAATACTTTGATGTATTGCATTACTGTTTGGGGGTCATGTTGCGCACGGGCGTCTTGCCGCCACGCTACATTGAAATGTTCTTGAAAGAACTTCAACAATAATTTTAAAAAAAGAAAAACAAAAATGAAAAGAAAAATAAAAATAAAATAAAACTATATACTACCCCATGGCTTCTACACGCAGTAAAAATACTCCAGGCGACTACTATTTAGAACAACGCAATTTAGAATTGAGCCGTATCTATGAACATTATGCGCATTCGGCGTCGGGCAAGCCTAAAGACGTGGCCTTTCCCGCTCTAGGCTTTAACCCGAGCTGGATGGCGCGCGACACCTTGTGTCATAACCCAGTCGACGTGGAGTCGGAATTGTTTGGTATCAATTCGACGAATTTAGTCACACCGCATGTGACGGCCTTGCCCCAACTAAAAACCCAATCCACGATTGCTTATTTTGAAACACTGCCCTTAATTATGCCCCAGGGACTAGTCATCGAAAACAAACAACGACCGTTGCCGAGTTGAAGCGCTTGCAAAGCAAAGTTGATGCGCCAAGCAAAGTTGCCAAACAAAAAAAATAAATATTATATGCACGTACTATAAGACAAAAAAAAGAAACATGGCTTTTACTCGATTTCACGATGATCCGGCGCGCATTCACAAACAGTTACAAGAAAGTACGGGCCTGGGTCGCTACATGCTGAACGTGCCGGGGAACGGCGACACGCCCGCTTTTATGGACGACCCGTTCTTTAGGATGCAAAAGTGGGGCGCAAATTTAATGACCAATAGCATCAACTTGGAAAGCGATTTATTAGGATTGACACGCTCGACCAACAAAGACGAAATTGTACAAAATTGTTATAAAAAACACGCGGTGCTCGCGCGCACGGTCGTGTACCCACAGCTCACGCCCATCACCGACCAAACACGCGCGACGCACCCCGCGTGGATGTCGCGAGATTTAGAACAACCGCATTGGTCCTACCTGTTTCTTGACCCCCAAGAAAATACATGCTTTCCGTTTCAAAATAATTTAAGCACTCGCATTTTAGAAAAGGATAGTTTTGTGGCGCCGCAAGTACGCCTTTTATAAGGCCAAGGGCCAAGAGGCAAGGGCAAGGGCCAATGGCCAAGCAAGGGCCAAAGACAACAAAAAATAAAAGTGCTGCTAAGCCTAGGATATAATAATTCCTTATTATATACTTGTTATAGATATGGCGGCGATTGCAATCCCGTTAATAGCCTTAGGCAGCATGTTCATCATGTCAAAACAAAATAAAAAAATGGATATTGCGCCGCGTGGCAGCGGCAGCGAAGGCTTCACTAACATGACGGCCATCGCGAACCCTTTACCTATGGTGAATCCGCGTCTACCCATTCCCAACTTTCCGGTCAACACGCCCCGCGACACGAGCGTCAACATGTATGTCAACCCCAACCAAACCACCGACAAGTTTATGGATCCAGCCAATTTCGCCGCGCACGAAAAAAACGCGTCGGAGTACGGCGTCGGGGGGAATGTCACGCAAACGTTTTCGTTGACCGGAAAAGTTTTAGAAAAAAACGAGTTTAAACACAATAATATGGTGCCTTTTTTTGGTGCCAAAATTCGCGGCGCCTCGAATGACCGCAACAACACGGAAAGCGTGTTAGATAACATGCAGGGCCAAGGCTCCCAACAGTTTCGCAAAAAAGAACAGGCGCCTCTCTTTAAACCCCAAGACGCTATGCAGTATGCCAACGGGGCGCCCAACATGAACGATTTTATGCAAAGCCGCGTGAACCCGAGCTTGCGCATGGCCAACGTGAAACCCTGGGAAGAGCAGCGCGTCGCGCCGGGGTTGGGTTTAGGCTTCACCCAGGGCGGCAGCAACGGGTTTAACTCAGGCATCGAGGCGCGCGAACGCTGGCTGCCCAAGACCGTCGACGAACTGCGCGTCGACACCAATCCGAAAATTTCCTTTGACCTCTACGGCCACGAAGGGCCCGGCAATGCTTTTATTAAAAACATGCCGTCCACGCAAACCCAGGGCAAAGTAGAAAAATATTTGCCCGACAAGTTTTTTGCATCCGGCGCCGATCGTTGGTTAACCACCACCGGACTGGAAAAAGGACCCACGAGTCGCAGCGAAAACGTCTTGCTCGACGTCAACCGCACCCAAACCACGGCCGAATATTACGGCGCACGCGCAACCAACACAAATTCCAGTTACACGACGGGCGCCTCCGAAGAACCCAAACGCGCCGTGTTGCCAGTCTGCGAACCCACCAATTCGGCGGCACAAGGGGCACATAGCCCAACCGTGGCCGATTACGGGGTACTCGGCTACCAGAGTTTGCCCAATAATCGCACGACGACGCGGCAGGATCGCGAATTGGGCGGAGTGAGTGGCGTCGTGCAAGCGATTGTGGCGCCTATTTTAGATTTACTGCGGCCGTCGCGCAAAGATGACGTGGTGCACAATCTGCGCGGGGCGACAAATTTGCACGCCTTAGTGCCCCAAGGCACCGTCTTTAATCCGGCCGACCGCACGAAAACGACCATCAAAGAAATGACGGAAGGACGCTTAGACAACAACCATTTAAATGTACAACAACAAATGGCCAATGCATATTTGGTGAGCCAGCAACAGCCCACGAGCCAACAACGCGACACGAGCAATGTGGGGCAAATGGGCGCGGCGGGACCGAGTGGCGCCTACAGCGTGAGCAAATCGTACGAGGCCGAATACAGGCAACGCAACAATGCCGTGAAAACGATGGCGAGCCGACCCAACCCCGGCGGTACGCAAATGTTCAATCCCACGACAAACATTACGATCGACAAAAACGATTGCGATCGCGAAAATAATCACAACTGGGGCCGAAACGGCGCTTTTTCGTACACAACGCCGTCGAAGCAAATGCACGGGGAGGTGAATCGGTCGCAAACGTATGAGGACGCGCGCATGAATTGTGAACGACTGAACCCCGATATCTTAAATGCGTTTAAAAGCAATCCGTATACACAAAGTTTGCAGAGCTGGGCCTAACGTGGTCTACGAGAATGGTTACCATTGAAAAACAAAAACAAAAATGAAAAAAAGATTTTATAAAAAAAAGAAAAGTAAAAAAGATTTTATAAAAAGAAAAGTAAAAAAGTTTTTATAAAAGAAAAAAGTAAAAAAGTTTTTATAAAAAAAGAAAAGTAAAAAAGTTTTTATAAAAAAAGAAAAGTAAAAAAGTTTTTATAAAAAAAGGTTAAATATTTTCTTGTTATAAAAAGAAAGCAAATGGAAGTTGCGTATGCCGTTCGGCCGTCCAATGTCGCAGGCCAAGGCCTCTTTGTAACCGAAGCCGTCAAAGCCGGCACGTGCGTGTGGCGCTACATGATTAACGAAAACGTGTTGGAGTTTGACGCGCAGGCTAGCCGCGCGCATTTAGCGAACATGACCACTTTAGTAGCGCAACAAGATTTTTTAAACAGTACATTTGGGCGCGGCCAAAAGTTATGTTTAATTCTGGATGAAGGCCGGTTCATGAATCATGCCGCGGCGCCGCTAAACAATTGTCGTACCGATTTGCGCACCGGCAATTGCTTCGCGGTGCGTGACCTGGCGGTCGACGAAGAATTATTGGAAGATTACGCGAACTATGCGCATCCAGATTTTCTGTATGACTTGTTGTCGCAATATGAATGCGCACCGGCGTATTATGAATTGCCTTTGGCCAAAGTACCTGTGGCCAAAGTGCCTGTTGGTGAAGCGCCCATTTTAAAGTATATCGTTAATATAAAGGATAATTAAAACAGAAATAAACCTAAAACCCGTAAGAACAATGTTTGCGCAAAAATAAATGTAAAACTTGAAAAGTAAAATGTAAAATGTAAAACTTGAAAAGCGTTTATGAAAATTTCCATATAAACTTTTCTTGTTTGAATTAAATAACGCGCCATGGCTTTGCATTCGGCTTCGGCTTTGCATTCGGCTTCGGCTTCGGCTTCGGCTTCGGCTTTGGCTTCGGCTTCGGCTTTGGCTTCGGCTTCGGCTTTGGCTTCGGCTTCGGCTTTGCCTTCGGCTTCGGCTTCGGCTTCGGCTTCGGCTTCGGCTTCGGCTTTGCCTTCGGCTTCGGCTTTGCCTTCGGCTTTGCCTTCGGCTTCGGCTTCGGCTTCGGCTTTGCCATTACAAGTAAAAGAAAAAAAAGTTCGCAAATATGTAAAAAAAACGCCGATTATTACAACGCCTGTATCAGCGCCGCAAGTCTTAGCAGAGCCCATGTTTGCGCCGCAAGTCTTAGCGCCGCCTATGTTAGCGCCGCCTATGTTAGCGCCGCCTATGTTAGCGCCGCCTATGTTAGCGCCGCCTATGTTAGCGCCGCCCATGTTAGCGCCGCCCATGTTAGCGCCGCCCGTCATTGCCGCCTATCACCCCCACATTGCAGAACAACTGCGTTTTTTTCTACAAACGGAAAAAATTCCCAACATTATTTTCTATGGGCCCAACGGCAGCGGCAAACGCACGATCGTGCACAACTTTGTAAGTGAAATTTACAAACACAATAAAACGGCGATTAAGACGGGCGTGTTGCAAGTAAACTGCGCGCACGGCAAAGGTATCAAATTTGTGCGCGAAGAACTAAAATTCTTCGCCAAGACACATATCAATTTAAATGATATGGCGCCGTTTAAGATTGTGATCTTGTCAAACGCGGATAACTTGACGCCGGACGCGCAATCGGCCATGCGCCGCTGCATTGAACTTTTTAGTCACACGACGCGTTTTTTCTTAATCGTCGAAAATAAATACAAATTACTGAAGCCCATTCTGTCACGTTTAAGCGACATTTATGTGGCATCGCCCGATACTTATGTGGCGTCGCCCGGAAATTTGTACCAACAAGCCTTACAGCAAACATACGTGTTCAGTGACGTCCACCTCACGAAACGAGCCGCCGAGTTGCGTGCGCGGTTGGCGCAGCCGCCCATGAACGGCTTGCAAGTCTTGGACTGTGCACAAGAACTGTATGAAGCCGGCTTTAGCGGGCTCGATCTTTTGCGTTATATTGAAGACATGCCACAGGCTCTGGCCTTGCCTCTGGCTCTTGACAGTTTGCCTTCGGCTCTGGCCTTGCCTCCGGCGCTGGCAAGCCAAAAGTACCAGCGCTTAATTACGTTTCAACGCATGAAAAAAGAGTTTCGGCATGAACGGCTTTTTATGGCGTTGATGTTGTATTTTGTTTTTGTACGTTCTGATCAGCCTTTAGAAAATATTTCTTTTATGTAAAACAAGTTCTGCATGGATGATTATCTAATGACCAATTTAAACGAATCCAAAAACGAGTGGTGCGCGCGGCTGCTCAACATTTTGACCCCGGCTGTTATTTTAGGGTTAAAATCCATCTTTGACGAGGCTTACAAACTCTGTATTGAAAAAAAAGAAGAAAAGAAATATTTAATGACCTTTCAGATTTTTTTAACGCGCGTGCCCAAATGGAACGCGGCCATCATCACCGCCGAGCGCCAAAGGATTGTCGATTCGTCGGGCTGCAAGTACTTGGAAGACCTGATTACGTGTGTGCACGTCATCCAGTTGAAAGCCCTCTCGTGTGTGCGCGTCGGTCAAAAACAAAAGAAAGTGGATATCGATATCCCGTCTTTAGACAACTTTATCCATAAAGTGTACATTAATTGCGCGCGGGCGATTTACACCAAAATGTATTTGTACGCCAAGGACGCGGAACCGTTAAAGGTTCACCAACACCACACTGAATTGGAAAATTTAATTAAAGAGTGTATCCTGAACAGCGTGCGCGAAAATATTCCGGTGGAAATGTTACTGCGCGCCTACATGGATGAAACGGAAGAACAAGACGTTGATGTGTTGGAAGAAGTGGCGCCACCGGCGGCAGTACCTTTGCCAGATGCAGGGCCAAATGCAGGGCCTTTACCATTGCCTGATGCAACTTCCGCGCCAACAGAAACAGGTCCAACAGAAACAGCCTCAGTAGAAACAGCATTAGTTGAAACAGGTCCAGTTGAAACAGGACCGGCGTTGTCCGTGCAAGACATGCCCTTGCCACAGGCGGGTGACTTGCCACAGGCCGGTGACTTGCCCCTAGCGGCGCAGGCCGGTGACTTGCCCCTAGCGGCACAGGCCTTGCCTCCAAGTAAAGGCATTCAATTTAACGACATTGACATGACGCAAAGCGTGGATGGACAAGAAAGTTCGGTGAACGCGCCCAAAACAGAAGAGCGTTTGGCCACTTTGGCCGAGTTGGCGCATGAACGGCGCAAACGCGAAGCGGCGGCCGACGAAGACACGGACGACGAAGATGACAACGAAAAATTGTCTATTGGAAATGATATTCATTTAGATTTTTCTGATGTAAAAGACTTGGGCACGAATAAACCTTTCAAACTGTCGTTGAATGAGCCGCCGCTCTTGGACGGTGTCGTGGAGCTCTTTTAAGGAAATGCGTTTTAGCGTAAGCTTATTTAATCAAGCGTTAATAATATATGGATAATTTTATTAACGCTGGCATCATAGCCATTATTTATTTACTTATTAAATTTGCCGAAATGCGCCTTTTACTCAAAGAAACGAAACCCGTGCGCGATTTAATTCGCGACATGGTTATTGTCTACATTAGCGTGTTTGTCGGCATGTACGTTATTCAAGAAATGGTCACCAGCGGTCTCAAAACAGTAGAAGTCACGAGCGCCTTTACGGATACACCGGGGTTTTAAAGCATTGGCGCAGAACCTTCAACGACAATTTCTATAGTTGAGTCTTTATTCCCGGACCCTACAACTTGATTCTCATTTCTCGCCAGTATTGTACCCGTCCCACGTAATTTACCATTTTTTACTAATTTTCCACCATATAAATACAAATTCATTGCGCCAGCTTTGGTAAGGTCTAAAACATTTGGTAAAAACGTAATTGAACTTGACGTTGGCACTGTTATGGTATAATACATAGGCGCGGAATTGTTTAACAAAAATAATAATTCCCCTCCATTTTTATTGTTTGTCGTGCTTACATAACCAATGGTTACATTTGTATTAAGGGGCAAAGTCCAACTTTTTTTTAAAGCATAGCCAGAAGTTCCAGAATTATTCAACCCACGGTCGGTAATATAATCTTTATACGCCGCATCCGACAAATAAGTTTGTTTCAAAGCAGTGTTAATTTTTACACCAGTACTTTTGGTAACGGTTGATTGTGATACAATGCCAGTGGTGCCATTTAAAATAGTTCCGGTTTCTTTTAAAGCCCCTTTTTTAGTTGTCGATAAGCCAATTATTTTGCAATTTAAAAACTGGCGTTGATCTAGTGTCGCATTACTTTTAAACGTAATTGAACTTCCCGAAGAAATGGTTATTGTAAAGCCGCCGTTTATTACTATATTGCCGTTTCCATTGTTAGAACCAGATTTACCAATAATTAAATTGGTATTTGGTAGCACTGTGTAATTCTTCGTTAATTTATAACCTAAACCCGTGCCTAGTTTTGAAAAAGGCTTTCCTGCGCCAACTAATTCACTAACATATTTATTTGCAACTGCAAGAGGCTTTGCGGGTGGCTTGCTTACAGCCAACGCATGTGCTTTGCTTACCGCTAACGCATGGGGTGTGGGCGCCTTAACCATAGTTATAACGCGTTTGGGCATTTTATACAATAGCATTGGAAAATATTTAAAGCCTAAATATTTTCTTTAAGATTAGACGTTTTTTAAACGCACATTTGATTTTTAATAAAATTGAAGTGTTAAGCATACGACGGAATTTGATCTAAATTCATGACTTTCTTCCCCAATTTCTTTTTGCTAACAATAAAATCTGAAAAATACGGAAGTTGTAAAACGGCCGCGGGGACGTGGTTGTGTACCGTGCGTGCAATCATTTTGTAGAGTTTGAATTCGGGGTAGCGTTCCTCGCCGTTGGCTTTATACAGAATATTACGGCCTTTGTCGTCCAAAACCCAGTCCAAGATAATTTTTTTAATGGGCGAGCCGGCGCTCACGTTGCGCACGTCCTTTAAATCATCAACTAAAAAGTCGAACAAGGCGCATCCTAACCGCGTCAAGTCAAAACTCTTATTGGGCTCGATGCGAGGTTTTAAGGGATTATAAAAGGGTTCAAAGTTGTATTGCGAACTAGCGTCGCCTTCAGTCAGATGATAACTGTCGCTACACATTTGTTGGCCGCGAAATTTGTAGACGGCGCGACCGAAATCGATAATTTTATAAATGCGGCCAAACGTGGGCACCTTGTAGTGCACGCCTTGATACGTATAATACAAAAAGGGCAGATCTGTCATCACATACATGATATTATTGGTATGCAAGTCATTATGCGTAAAGTCAAACGCGGTTTGAAACGCGATCAACGTCATTAAAATTTGCATGACGAGTGACCCCCACTGCGCGTCGTCAAACTCGTCGGCTTCGTTGAGTAAGAGGTCATCCAGTGTACTTTCGCAGCATTCGAGGGCAATAACATGCACGGGAAATGTTTTGATTTTGGCCAACACCACGTCGTCGTCGTCTTCACTTGCACTTTCGTCGTCTTGCATGTCACCGTCTTGCATGTCACCGTCTTGCATGTCACCGTCCTTGTCTTTCATGTCCTTGTCCTTGTCCTTGTCTTGCATGTCATCGTCCGCGTCTTGCATGTCCGCGTCTTGCATGTCCGCGTCCTTGTCCACTTCATCTACGGTTGTATACGATGAGCGCGACGAACAAGACATGTCGTCCTCCAAATCAGGTTCGGCCTCTACAATTAATTTTTGACTGTCAGATTCGATATGCAGCGCGTCGATATGCAAGGGCAATGGCAGAGCGTCGATATGCAAGGGCAATGGCAGAGCGTCGATGGGCAACGCGTCGATGGGCAACGCGTCGACATGCAAGTTTACATTTTGTAAATGTTGATCAAGGGACGTTATGTTGTCCACGTCTCCTAAAGTCAGGTGTGAATGCGTAGGCAGCTGCATGTCGTCTTCGCCAATAACCAATTTGGGTTTCCGTCGCCGCGAACAAACTTCTTCGTCATCGTCGCTCAATTGAGACAAATCTAAATCATATAAAATTCCTTGGTTCTTTTGAAAAAAAGGCACTTCGGTTAAATAGTCTAAATCGTCAATTACATTATAGGCGAAATCATGTTTTAACGCTAAAAAAGATCCATAAAAATCTAGACAGTGCACTACTTGGTGTTGGTGTAACAATTGGCTACTCAGAAAAGAAAAAAAGCCATCCACGTACGCCAAATTGTTAGGATCATGTATTTTATTCAGGTGGGAGGGGACGTTGCTTTCCATGGGCGCCGCCGCCACCGCCGCCTGTTTCTGCGGCAAGCTCATTAGGGTCGGGTCATTCATGTCGTATTTGCCCGCCAAATACTTTAACGGATCCAGTAAGGGACTGTATTTAAAATAAATAAAAGTTTCGTTTTCTGTTTCTTTTTCGGGACCAGAGCGAACGATGCCTTGAAAAATGTTGTCGGAATCCTTTAGGGTGAGTTGGTCGATCGTCGAGGTTTGCTTCAGCATGACCGTTTGCGCCGTTTTCGGCGTTAAATTAAAGTATTTTTCATATAGCGGCATGTAATTCTGCGCCTGCGAACAATGCAACCATTCCGGTTTCTCTAAAGTGGCAAACAAAGCCCGATTATCTTGTTTTTGGTAACCGAGTTCTATTTGCGCCATCATAATACTTGAACACGACAAATAAATAAATGCAAACTAAACTTATTTCCCTTTGGCCCTTTGGCCCTTTGGCCGTTGGCCCTTTGGCCCTTTGGCCTCGTCCCTTTTGCGGAGCGACCTCTTGAAAATTTTATCCACGAAAGGAAACAAGCAAGTCTATGACGCTAGAGTTGAGAAAATTTGACATGCGGCATATCAGCTTTAAACCGGATGAAAACAAGGGGCCGGTGGTCGTGCTTATCGGGCGGCGTGACACAGGAAAAAGTTATTTAGTGCGCGACCTCCTGTTTCACCACCAAGATATCCCGATTGGGACCGTCATTTCGGGCACGGAGGCGGGTAACGGCTTTTACGGTGCGCTCGTGCCTAAACTCTTTATCCACGAAGAATACAATACGGCGATTATTGAGAATATTTTGAAACGCCAACGCACCGTCTTGAAACAAGTCAAAAAGGAAATGTTGCAATACAAAAAGTCGACCATTGATCCGCGTGCGTTTGTCATCTTGGACGACTGCTTGTATGACGCCACCTGGACCAAAGATAAAATGATGCGACTTCTCTTCATGAACGGGCGGCACTGGAAAATCATGCTGATTATTACCATGCAGTATCCCCTCGGTATTCCGCCCAACTTACGCACGAACATTGACTACGTCTTTATTTTGCGCGAACCCTACATCAACAACCGCAAACGCATCTGGGAGAATTACGCGGGCATGTTTCCCACCTTCGAGTCCTTTTGCCAAGTTATGGACCAGTGCACCGAGAACTTTGAATGTCTGGTCATCAACAACAACGCAAAATCCAACAAGCTGCACGACCAAATCTTTTGGTACAAGGCGGAACACCATAATGACTTTAAGTTGGGGTCCAAAGAGTTTTGGGAAATGTCGAAAGATATCAACTCGGACAACGAAGACGACGCGTATGATCCCAACAGCGCCAAGAAGCGCGGCCAAGGACCTAAAATTAGCGTCAAAAAAACGAAATGGTAGTTTGGCGTAAGCTTAGCATATAGCATGAGCATCTACGAATTTTTTGTTTTTTCTTCAATTGTTTTCAGCAAACTTTGATTATAAATTAAACCGGTGGGTTTGTAGGCTTGAATGGGTTTATAATTTTTGTCTTTTTCCTTGTCTTTCTCCTTGTCCTTGCCGGTGATTTTAAACATGAGCGTGTCGGTGTTTTCCTCTTCTGGCTCCTCGCCTTCTTGCTCTACCCGCTGCCCATGCCCGTCCACCACGACGCCGGTTTTCTTTTTGATTTCCGCGCGGACGTAGGACGGACACCAGTCCGCCCACGAAATGAGCAACAGGTTCGGGTGGGTGTACTTGATGGCAAAGCCGTTTTCGCGTAACTGATCAATCATGTAGGCAATACACGCGGCGTTGTCATATTTCGGGATGCCAATAATCATTTCGGGCACTACGTACCAACAAAATTGTTCCTGTTTTTGTTGACGGGCGACAGTTTTTATGCGCGCATGCACGCGTGCTAAAATCCGGTTGTAGAGCGCCAACGTGTTTAAATCCTGCTGTTTTTTGCGCTCATACAACTCATCTAAATTAATTTTTATTTTTTCATCGACACTTTCGCTCAACGTAAAGATGGTTTCCATTTAGGGTCGTGTGTAAAGTAGTAGAGATAATTTTCAACGCATCCGGGCGCATCCGGGTGCATCCGGGTGCATCCGGGCTTTATTAAATGGCTTTAAACCGTTTTAATTTTTTTTTCCCAGTTTAACTTGGCCACCGCACCCCCACCTTTTTCATAATATTCGAATTTGATTGTGTTTGGACCGGCCTTCATTTTAGTGGTGTACGTATATGTAGTAGGACCTTGGACTTTCCAACCATCTCCTTCATCAAACTGAACAGGCGTTCCATTTATGGAAAGACGGATACCGTCATCCCCCGTCGCTGTGAATTTGTAGTTGGCGTCGTCAAATAAAAAAGCCCCTACCCAAGACGCGGAAAAGTCATCATTGGGAACTGCGGGATCTGGTGATTCCTGATTCCAATCAAAATCAATGCTTTTGTCTTGCCGCCCTACTATAAAGTCGCCCATTTCGCCTTTATAGAAACACGTGTTGAACATTTCTTCGCCGGGCGTGTCACATTCTTCCTTATTGGTGGGCGCAGTGCTTATGCGCATATCCCCCGGCCCCGAACTTAAAATATCTTTAATTTTTTTAATGTCTTCGGGTGTGTTGGTTAACGTCGGCCAATCGTACATGCCCGGCAGATCTTTTTCAAACTTTTTTATTGCTTCTTCTAACCGAAATTTATGTAGCGTCCCATATGAAATAGCAAAGGCCGTCTCATCTTCTACATCTGTATGAGCTTGTTGTAAAATAAGTAAATCGTTCACAAAATCGGTTAATCTCCTAATATAATAATGTGCAAGTTCTTTTTTATTTTCGGTAGAACCTGTCAACCCTTCACGCATGGCGCGTCGTTGCCAAAAGTAATAGGCGCCTAAAGAAATTAAACCCACCACTAAAAACACAATGACAGTGCCTATACTTTTCATAGGTGGTAGTTTTTTTGGCATAAGGCTTGAGAGTTATATTATAGAAAAAGATAATATAACTTTTTTTCTTAGGCATATATGCATAGGCATATAAGTATAATATTAACTGGCGCATAATATTATCTGGCGCATAATATTATCTAGAGCTGTATTAACATTCAAACCAAAGATGATAAAACACCTCGTGCTTAGTGCCGGTGGCCCCGCCGGCCTCTTGACCTACGGCGCCGCCAAAACGTTGGCCTTGGCCGGCTTTTGGCACTTACGTGACATTAAAAGCATGTACGGCTGTTCCATTGGCGCGTACCTGGCCGTTATTTTCGCCTTAGACTACGAGTGGGCGTGGCTCGACGACTATTTTGTGCAGCGGCCCTGGGAAAAAGTGTTTGCGCTTTCGGCGCAACAAATCATGGACGCGTTTGAGCAAAAAGGTTTGCTTGGACTGGACGTGCTGACCGATACCATAGCGCCTTTACTCACCGCCAAAGGCTTACCCGTGACCACGACATTGCAAGAATTCTACGAATTCAGTCACATTGAGTTGCATTTTTCCACGACCAACGTCAACACGCCCAGGCTACAAAAAATCGACTTGTCCCATTTAACGCACCCGCAACTGCCCGTCATCACCGCGCTCTGCATGAGCATGGCCTACCCCTTACTCGTCAAACCCGTTATAATCGGCGCCGACTGTTTTATTGACGGGGGGTTGTTGAACAGATTTCCGTTGAATGATTGTCTCGAGCAACAGCAGGCGGCGCCGGATAGCATTTTGGCATTTAAAAACATTTGGGATCAGCCATCCAAAGTAGTGACGACCGAATCCACCGTGCTGGACTATTTGTCTACCTGTGTGCATAAGCTGGCAGCGCTCGTGGACACGGAACCCCAACAGGGCAGTGTAAAACACATGGTCCGGTGTTGGGCAGAGGATTTAACTGGGGTAAAGGCATGGATGCACGCGGTTTCCACTGCCGAATTGCGCGCCAAGTTTATTCGCAAGGGCGAAGTACAGGGCCAACAGTTTTTGGATTATCACGCACAAATTCAGCCGGTGCCTATGGCTGTGCCTGTGCCTGTGCCTGCGCCATTGCCTGTGCCTGCGGCATTGCCTGTGCCTGCGCCATTGCCTTTGCATGTGGCCGAGACCGTGAACGAGCTTTTGCATGTGGCCGAGCCTATGGCTATGGCCGAGCCTATGGCTTTGGCCGAGCCCTTGCCCTAAGCTAACCCTATAGTGCTTTACTGTAACGACGTTTCCAAAAACTCGCGCAACGTCTCCACATTAGGTTTGGCGTCATAGTCAAAGACTTGCCCATCTTTCACCATTTTAATCGTGGGGTAGCCTTTCACGTTGAAACGGTCGGCCGTCGCCGTGTCTTGCTCACAATCCACTTCGATAAAGCGCAGCGTAACCCCATTCACTTTGTCGCTACCCATGCGGTCTTTAAAGGCTTGCCACACCGGTTTGGCGGTTTTGCAATGGGGACACCACTGCGTGAAGAAAAAGTACACGTCCGCCGTGTCGGATAAGCGCGTGCCTTCAAACTCGGCGTTGGGGACATACTTGGGCTTGACTTTATCCAAAATGTAGCGCTTGTACGTGAACAACGCCACGCCCAAAAAACAAATGGTGGCAAATAAAGTGATAATAAATTTCTTGTTGGAGATGATACCGGCAATTTGTTCACGCAGCATGAGATAATATATATATATAGCGCGTAGAAATATATCGCGGCGCTGAACGCTAAAGTTTTATTTATATAATTTAAACAAAATTTAAAGAAGAAAGAGCAAAAAAGTCATGTGGTGGCAAACAGCTGACGGTCGACTCATCGAACTTTTACGGAAAGATTTTCATACAGACGCGGCTTATTATCAAGCCTTGTTGCAGTTGAAAGGGTTTAAGGTGCAGGGCCAAGTGCAGGGCCAAGTGCAGGGCCAAGTGCAGGGCCAGGTGCAGGGCCAAGCGCAGGGCCAAGCGCAGGTGCCGTCTTTAAATCGTTTTTATAATACATGAATTTATAATAAATGAATTTATAATAAATAAATTTTATGGGCTATATTTTATGTAAAGTAAATGTAAATGCGCAAAAAAGAAAAGACCCGACGCAAACGGCCTTTACACAAGGGAACTATTTCGAAAGGCACAACGCGCCGCATCTTTAAAACAAAAGACTTTCACAGCGGCGACGGTATGCTGACAACCGTGTGGGGACCGCCCATGTGGCACTATTTGCACACCATGTCCTTTAATTACCCCGTGAATCCAGCCCCGGCCAATAAAAAAGAGTACCGCGACTTTGTGTTGAGTTTGCGCCACACGTTACCGTGTAAGTACTGCCGGCAGAATTTGACCAACAACTTGAAAGCGCATCCGCTGACGCACGCGCATATGCAGAGCCGCGATACGTTTTCGCGCTTTATCTACCAGCTGCATGAAACCGTAAACAAAATGTTGGGTAAAACATCCGGCCTGTCCTACTGTGATGTGCGCGAACGGTATGAACATTTTCGTTCAAGGTGCACAAGCGACCAAAATCGTATTTTTCAAATCAAACAAGCGGCTTTAGAAAAAGAAAAAGAAAAAGAAAAAGAGAAAGAACCGGCAACTAAGGAAAAAGGCTGCACGGAACCCCTTTATTCCGGCAAAAAGGCCAAGTGCGTTATGCAAATTGTGCCGCAAGAAGAAAAATGTGAAACCTTTCAAGTGAAGAAAGAATGCATTAAGAAACTGTTGAATTAATTTTCTTGCTCTTTTGTATAAATGAAGCACCGCGCGACAAAAAGACGAGTTTTTAGAAGAAACTCGCGGCACATGAAAACGCAGCACATGAAAACGCTTAAGGGGGGTAGTCCTTCACCTTCGTCTCTTTCAGCCACAACTCTTAAAAGGTGTGACAAAATAGTTCAATTAAAAATTGAAGAAAAAATTGCAGAAAAAGATGCAGAAAAAGATAGAGAAATAGAGGATAACAAGAAAGAATTTGAAATTTTTTTTACTAACCAAATAAAAATTAAAGAACAAGAGTTTGACGATGCAATACAAGAAAAAACGGAAGAGATTAAACGCCTGACAGATGATAACCATGTTTTAAATACATTAAATGAAGAAATGGAAAACAAACTTATTAAAGTAGAATCATTAAATGAAAAACAAAAAAATGAGTTAAGAAAAAAAGAAATTGAGATTTTGAAATTGCAAACAAATTTAGATGCTGCGGAGACAGTTCCAGCAGACTCTAAGGTCCTGACAGCAGAAAACAAAAAATTAACTGAAAAATTGGAAAAAATGCAAAATGATCTTTACACAAAAGATAAGGAAATAGAAGATTTACTAAAAGAGTTTGAAGGAATCAAACTAGAAAATGCTGCTACTATTAAAACACAAAAAGACGAGTATCAAGCTACTCTTAAAGAACAAAAAAATGAATATGAACGCATCTTTGAAAACCAACAAAAGTTTCATGATAAATCAATACTTGAAAAAGAGAATGAAAATAATGAAGCGAACACATTACATGAACAAGAACAAAAAGAGTTAAAAGAACGTATAGGAGAACTACAAGCAGAGATCGAATTAAAAAATCGCAAGATAGAAGATTTAAGAAAACTTAAAATTAGTGACGTAAACGAGATCAAAGATCAAACGTTAAAAGAAGTCGAAGAGCTTAAACAAGCAACGCTTACGTTAGAAAAAGTTCAAGAAAAAAATAAAAATGTACAAGATATGTTAAAAAACGCACGACAAACAGAATCAAAATTGCAAAAAGATTTGTTAGAAGAGAATGTTCTTAAAAGGGCGAATGAAAAGCTAGCAGCGTACAGATCATCGGTGAAAGGTACATATTCAAATTACTTTACTTTGGGAAATTATAAACCTGAAACTTTTAACGCAAACCAAATGGAATTACTTAAAAAGTTTAAAATTGAAGCTAGTCAAGAAATACTAGCTGAGCAGAAACAAGTAGCCGATAAGTTAGCAGAAGCAGCAGAAGCAAAAAAGTTAGAAGAAAAGGCAAAAAAGTTAGAAGAAAAGGCAAAAAAGTTAGAAGAAGAAGCAAAGGACGCAGAAGAAGCAGAAAAAATATTAGCAGCAGAAGCAGAAAAAGAAAAAGCAAAAAAAATATCAGCAGAAAATGCACTACAAATTGCAAAAGAAAGAGCAAGAGAAAGAAAAAATAAGCCCCTAACTGTTGATGCAGCAAGAGGCGGCGCACGAAAAAGATCCAGCATTAGGCGAATGCGTCAACGTGCTACGCGTCAACGTGCTACGCGTCAACGTGCTACGCGTCAACGTGCTACGCGTCAACGTGCTACGCGTCAACGTGCTACGCGTCAACATTCTAATCGTCGAAAACGTAGTCAGACAAAACGGCGTAGGTAAACAAAAGAGCGTAGCGTATAGAATGTTAAAAAAAATCAAAACGAAAATTTTTTTTGATTTTTAGTAAAAAATAAATAATGTTGCAATATTACATAACAAGTACAAATAGTTGATGTCTGCGGAAAAAAACGTAAAGCAATTAATGCACGAGAACATGCGACTTAAAGAAATTAATAAAAAAATGGAGGCAGACATGGAAAAAATGGAAGAACAAATTAAAGAATCAATATTACAAATAGAAAAATTAAAACAAAATGACGTAATTTCAAAAAAAACAAATGAGAAACAGGTAACAGATTTAAAAGAACAACTTTTATTGCAAAAGGATGTTGAAAGAAAAAAGGAAACAGATTTTAAAAAAATAGAAAGGACTTTACAAGATGAAAACAAATCTTTACAAAATGAAAACAAATCTTTACAAGATCAATTAGACGCTTGTCGTGAACAAGAAAAATCTCACTCTCCAAAAAAAAGAAACAGTCAATTGTCCGCAAACAAACGCACGGAACTGGAGTTGGATTTGGACGCGGCTCAATTGCGTATAAGCGAGGCTCAATCGCGTATTTTGGAATTGAAAGAAGCAAATAATTCGTTACTGGTTGAAAATCGTCGCCTTAAAGATAATTTAGATGAATTACGTCCACCAAGTATAAAAAAAACGTCAACAACTACGTCAGCTCAAGGTGAAGCCTTGGGTCAATATTTTTTTAAGAGCGCACCCAAGACTAGCGCCCCCAAGACTAGCGCACCCAAGACTAGCGCACCCAAGACTAGCGCACCCAAGACTAGCGCACCCAAGACTAGCGCACCCAAGACTAGCGCACCCAAGACTAGCGGCCCCAAGACT